CCTCCGCCTGCGCTGCCACTAGCAGCAAAACCTGCTGCGACGTTTGGAGCAGATGCGCCGTTGCCCCCAATTGCTCCTCCATTTGCAGTTCCACCGCTAAACCAAGATCCAAGACAAGTTCCTCCCGTGCTCCCTGTAAATCCAACCGTTGCAGCAGCAGGGAGCCCTCCTCCTGCGCCTCCTCCTGCGCCTGAAATATTTACATTTGATCCACCAGTAAGTGTTCCTGCCCCTGCGCCGCCCGCTGATCCGTTGGCGCCCTGAAACATGGCGCGGGCACTTGAACCTGCCCCTGCCGGACCACTTGCATTGGTAGCGGCTCCAGCGCCTCCTCCTCCCGTCACTTGTATCCACGTTCCAAACGAAGAGTTGCCTCCAGTAACCCCGATGTTTCCGTTTGTGCTATTAGCAGTTACAGAAGCACCGCCGGTCCCTCCAATGCCAACAGTAACAGTTTCTGTTGCGCCAAGCAGTGCAGCAGAAATGTTGCGAAAAGAATATGATCCGCCGCCCCCGCCGCCCCCGCCTGAGGCTTGAGTTCCAACGCCAGCCTTGCGCCCAGATCCACCGCCGCCGCCGGCAGAGATTACCACTACATCCACAGCAACCGCCCCAGCGGGCTTGGTCCAGGTCCCGCTTGAAGTAAATGTCTGAACAACCGTTGCCGCTGGCACACCTAAAGCGGTTCTCGCAGCAGCGTTGTTGGCTGCCTGCATGAAAGAGTCAATGTCTGCTGAAACCGTGAGATTTGGCATGGCTAGGGTCGGATGTAGATTGAGGTGCCGTCAGGGCGCCGGAACTGAGATGTCCCATCGGGACGCAGGTAAGTGAATGTAACGACAGGAGGCACTGCGCCAGCCGTTGCAGGAGTCTTGGACCGGCGCCTTGACAGGAAGCGGATCATTACAGCCCGATGCCTTGGATGATGTGAAGCGAACCAGGACCAGCAGGAGAGATGAACGAAACCGTGTCATCGTCTTGATCCTTGCCAATAGACACCTGTGAGCCAACCAGCACAGGATATCCGGCAGTGGTCGCGGGGGCGCCGCTTTGAGCGGTCCCAACGCGAACGTAAACAACGGTGGATCCGAGGTTGGTGAACACAACGGACTCAGAGGTGAATCCAAGTGTGACAGAAGCAGAGGTCACATCTGGCGTAACCGTGACGCCAAGGTTGTAAGCAGGTTGAAAAGCAAGGCCCATAAATTTAGTAGTTATCCAACACGATACCAATTGCTCAGAATTGGTTCAAACTTCATCAGGAAGAAGCCGTTTGCAGCCAGTGACGTAGGCGCCCCAATCACGTTTGCGCCGTTGCCATTCACAGTAAGCGTCCCAACAGACTGGGTGCAGTTTACAAGGACTTCCTGGCCTTCCTTCACGTTAACCAAAGCAGGCATCGTAATTGTGCCGGTGGCAAAGCCTGCTGTAGGAGTGATAATGAGCCACGCACTGGCGCTTTCAGTGCCAATAGCAACCGTCCAGCCAGTCGCAGAGGGAGCAAAGTATTGAATAGTCTTGTCCCCAAGAATGCCATCTCCACCGCCAAACTCCTCTGTGGCGTTGATGATGTAGTCGTAAACGGACTGGGCGAGAACCCGGTAGTCCTGTCCATTGACGTTTACGGCAAAGTTTGTCGATGCCGTGACCGTGTCGATTAGTGAAAGGCGTTCAATGGACATGCTAGGAGTTCCTGAATAGGATTTGACCGTTGGGCTGTACTTGTACTGGATCTAAATTCGGTACGTCTACAAATACACGCTCTGTGCGCTTGTATCCAGCCCCAAGTGGCAAGGTTTTATCGTACTGCAACTGAATCGGTGCAGCAGCTTGAATCAAAAGCTGGTCATACGTCAGTTTGGCATTCGTTTTTGTGTCAGGAGACAACGATTTGCCGTAAGAAGGTGCCAAACGAACCGCCAGATTGAGCACCAGAGCCTCGTTGGCCTGCATGGGCGTATCAACCTCTTGGTCGATGTTGCTGTTTTCAGGACTAATCGGCAGAGGATAGCCAATGCGGATATTTTTGAGATACCAAGAGGCCACCATCAAGTCGAGGCGCCTTAGTGCGCTCTCAAACTGATCTGCCGTCAGATCAAAGACGTAAGATGCAAGGCCCATCTCCTCAAAAGCCTGCTCAATGATCTGTTTCTTGGTGTAGCCCATTTTATTTAGCCAGTGCTTCGTCGATTAACTGCGCGATTTTCTTATCAGAAAACCTGCCATCAAACTTAATCCCAAGTTCAGTAGCTTTTTGCTCAAGCTCTTGACGAGTAGGGGGTGCAGTATCATCTGATTCTTTAGCTTCTGCAACTGGAACTGTCTCTTTGGACTCAATAGCCTCTGTAAGAGACCAAAACCAGCCTTCTTTGAGCTTAGCTTGTAGTTCTTCAGCGTTGTTTACGCCTTCAAAATCGTATGTTCCACCTGCACCTAAATGCTTGCCGGGAACCCTGTAAACCAAAGCAGGAAACTCAGTCATTTCTTGAGCTTTCCAACGGGTTTACCTGCGTCTTTCTTTGCCTTGCGAGCTGTGCTCAGAGCAATAGCAATGGCCTGTTTCTGTGGCCGGCCAGCCTTAACCTCTTTGCTGATATTGCTAGAGATTGTTTTTGGGGAATAACCTTTTTTCAGTGGCATACAGATTGAATACACAAAAGGGAGGGTAGAGTCAACTACCCTCCCCAGTGTGATTAAGGACTAAGCCTTAGGGAATCTGACCAAACAGGATGATCCCGCTCATCTCAGGCTGCTTGTTGACGACACCGAAGATCGTATCGAGGCGATAGCGAGTCTTCATGGTGTTGATGTCGTATTGCTTCTGCATGACCAGTTCAATGCCCTGATCGGTGGAAGCACGCATCACGTTGGCGCCGGCGTCCGAAGGCACTGCGTAGCGACCCGGGAGGATCTCGATCGCATCCTTCTGCCAGAAGCAGTTGATCGGAGCTGCAGCAGTGTTAAGGAACACAATGGCGCTGTTAGAGGCCTTCGTGTTAACAACGCAGTTCTGGTACTCAGTCGAAGCTGGGGACGCGACCTGGTTGGACACGATACCGGGCGAGATCACCATCTGAGTGCCATTGGTGATGCTGATGACCCGGAAGGTCTTCAACTGACCAGTGTCCTGCTTGGTGATGTGATGCACAGCGTTCACAGCAGCAATAGTGAAACAGTCACCAGCGGCGACGTTAGTCGTGCTGCTGACAGTCACCGTCTGGTAACGGTTGTCCACGTTGAGACGCTCAGAAGTCGTCGGAGACGAGGTCACCGCCTTAGGCACCTGATAGTTCACGGCAGCGTCACGAGTATCAATCGTGATACCAGAACCAGCCGCCACGCCGATACGATTGGCGTAGTCGAGCTTGAAGGTGTCGAAACTCGCAACCTGGCCGATGTAGGCGCGGTCATAAGCGGTCAACGCCTTAGGTGTCAGGGTCTGACGACCTGCGAGGTTGCTCGCCATGCCGTTGTAGTCGCGGGTGGACAGCGCCAAGTAACGCGAATCGAAGTTCACGCCCTGCTCGTTGAAGATGGCTTCGCACTGGGCGACGTCATCAAAACCCGAAGCAGCCGAGAGACGCTTCACAACGAGCGTACCCTGGGCGGAGGCCACGTTCATCACGGCGACGTTGATGTCGGACGCGAGCTTCTGCTTGGCCGAGTCACCGAGGCGCTGTTCCTGAAGGGCGTCACGCAGTTCAGTGGCCGTCATGATCCACGGCACAGACTTGTTGAAGCCAATCGTCGCAGGGACGGAGAGCTGGGTGTAATCGAAGAAGTTCGAGGTCATATCAGTGCCCGAGTACGAGCGGCTGATATAAGGCTGCGGCCTCCAGATGGTGTTGTTGGTGCGCTCCATCATCGTCTGATCCGTGGTGTAGATCGAGACGTTGCGGGACAGGACAAGGGCGTCTTGAAACCCCTCAAGGAGGTTTTCAAAGGCTACCCGTTCTTCTTTACTAAATGCATTAGCCATATACTAGGATTGGTTTTTTAACTGACGTTTGTAAGCAATAACTTTCGTCATGTCGCCGGTGCGTGCCGCTTCTTCACGCAACCGTTCCAACTGAGCGTTGGACGAGTCAAGACTACCGTTTCCGTTAATCTTTTTTTCAGGAGGAGGAGCTTGTTTTCGAGAGGTCACAGTCAGTTGGGTTTCTAGTTTTGCTACAGCAAATGCGAACTTAACAGGATCAGTGATCTCACCAAGTTCTTTTGCTTTCTTTGGATTTTTGCCCAAAGCATACACAACTATTGCCGGATTTTGAGCACCCTGAAGAATGATTCCCTGCTGAGTCACATTCAGAGTTTCAAGAACAGTCTCTTCAGCGTCTTCAAAATCAGAAACTTTTAGTCCAGTCTTAGACTGGGTATAGCCTTCCAACTTCTTTTGCCAGGATTCTGCTTCCTCCTGCTGTTTAGCTCTCTGCTGCGCTTCAGCCTCTTCAGACTGACGCTTGCGTTCAAACCAGTCAGCAAGTTCGTTCTCAAACTTATCTGAATCGTAATCGCAGTCCTCAAGTGTCGGTTTCTTCCCCGGCGTGACAGGAAATTGCTCTGGTGCCGGTGAAACAGATTTGAGTCTTTCCTCAAGTTCGCGCTTCTCGCGCTGCAACTCACGGTAATTCTTTCTCAGGTTACGCACCCATTCGGGTGCCTGCTTCTCTTCCTCTTCCTGGGGTGGCGATTCCCCTGCGATAGTAACTACAGTTTCGTCTCCGGGATCTTCAGTTTTCTCAGGCTCTGTATTTTCTACAGCCTCTGTTACGACTTCAATCTTATCGGATACTTCTTCTGTTGCTTTATCGTCTGCCGGTGTGGTGCTATTCATATGTCTAAAACTATCTCAACGCAATAGAAATTAACTATTGCATTGG